GTTTCTGCCACTTTGGCCTGAGCCATAGCCATTTTGGATTGGGCATCCAAAAGATCAGCTTGCGTTTTTGGATCAGGCATAGGAGGACGAGGCGGAGCCAGAAGCTCATCCACCTGATCCCACCCAATGGTTTTGAGCGCCTTCTTGTTAACTTCAGGCAGATTGTACAGTTGCGGAGCTTGTGAAGCCAATTGGATCAGGGCCATTACCTTCATCACGCGCTGCACATGGCTGGCGGTGTTAGGATCGGCCTGTGGCACCAAATCATAGTCGGCCAAGGCAGCGACAAATATTGTCTCATCCCATGGATAGGCAGGGCGCTTGTTCCCCTTCCAGAAGGAATTGGGATGTTCGCGGAAACACTCGGCCAGAAGCTGAAATTCTTCTGCCTGAGAGGCGTGCAAGCGTTTGTGAACCGCTGAAAGAACCTTAGTGGCCTGTTCAATCATGGCCAATGTGGTTCCAACGGGCGATTCTTGCTTGCCTTCGCCTACGGCCATTTCAGCCGTCCCGCCAATGCGCTGGCCATACTCAGAAATATAATTGGCCATGTTCATCAGCGCGCCAGATGGCTCTTTATACGGAAGAGGCATGACGGTTTGCTGAATGGACAGTCCACCAGTATCAATCTGAGCCCCGCCGCCGGGAGGTACGCGGAAAATGTTGCTGTTCTGGCGGGCACCCTGCTTGGCATAGAGGAAGCCGGGGAAGTTTGAGTACATCCCTGCGTCCAGAAGTTCCCGCCACGCAGCAGTAACGGCATTGGTTGTGTTACCCAAAATGTGCAGGAGGCCGATGTCATAGAAGCCAAGGCCCGGCACAAAGGTATACTTCACAAACACCTTCTTAGCAGTAGGCAAGTCCTGATCAGTTTCGGCGTAGTTACGGACAATTGACAGGATTTTCTTTGTAGAAACGTCAATCGTTACGCGGTACGGGACTTCAAGGCCCGTCTTTTCGCCGTTGATTTCGTGTTCAAAGCCCGGAATGTCTAGTTCGCAGTAGCATTCATAGATTTCACGATCACGATCTACCGCAAACCCTTGATCCAGTTGAATGCCTTGCTGCTGAGCTTTTTCAATCTGCACAGCATCAGGTTGCTGTGGCGACGGATCGCCAAGTTCAACGTCCCGATACGCACCAATAATTTGCATACGCTTGACGACAGATGGGCGCATGAAGATTCTATGCGTGATACGCTTGGCATTGGCTAAATCCGTCGCTTGATTGTTGACGATCAAATCGTCAGCGTCGATGGATTCCGACACCGGACGATTGCGAAGCGGGCAAAAATAGACTTTCTTAAACGCTGAGCCGCCAAAACCAAGCTGAAACAGCATTTTATCGGTATCGGGATAGTATTCTGAGGCTGTAACCGTCAGAAAGTGATTCATATCCCGTTCAAGGGCTTCAGCAAGGTTGTCTTGCGATGCACTACGCTGGCCGAACCCATCAATACGAATCTTTACCGGGCCATCGGTTGGCAGCAATTCAGAGCGTGAATTGGCCTGAAAGCGCAAAACCGCTTCCAAAAGGATGGGAGCGCGGACTTTGGACATACCTTCAACGGGCGCACCATCGGCAGCGCCCTGAACACCCGGAATTTCAATTTTAAGGCCCAGAAGGCGGATACCTTGGGCCCGATCTTCAATCCATTCCTTGCGGCTTTCTAAGTCTTGATTAATGCCACGCATTAGATCTTCAGCGATAGAGCCAAGATCATTGTCGGACATATCTTCGGCTAGGTTCTTAAACCAACCCTGACGCTTCTTTTTCTTAGCACGTTCAATAGGTTGCCCATCCAGAGAGATTGAGATGGAGCCATCGTCATGTTCAATACGGAGGACGTTGCCCTCCATATCCATTTCAGGCCCAGCGCCTTCTGGGGCGTCTTCAATGACGAGGACATCCATGCTTTCAAGCTGTGGTTGAGCCTCTAAAGAGTCTCCAACAAGGCGGATGTTTGGGTTCAGCCCCGGCGTCAGTCCTGCCATGATCAATCCACTTCCTTAGCCAAAAGCGGCTCTGCGCCTTCTGGAATCCAATCCCGCCATTCAACGGGGCCGTGGCTTTCATTATGCGCTAAAACACCCAAAACGTCATCCTGAAACCGCCGCATGGCCTCAAAGGCCGCATCTTTCTCAGACACCGCCACGATTTCATACATGATACCACATCCGCTGCCACTAACGGAAACCTTGTACTTGTTATCTCCAAGGGCATCAACGATTGCATCGCATAGGATCATAGCTACACCGGATAAAGAGGTTGAGAAGAAACAGCATTCCAACTTTTGCTGCTTTCGGCTAGTTCATGTGTGCGTTCAACGCCACGCTGGATCATACCCGTTGCGCGGAGAAACCGTAGGGCTTGGGTGACGGTATCCACCAAGTCATCATGTTGCCCTTTGGGAAACTGAGCGCATTGGGTAATTACCATGTCGCACCATACCCGTTCTACGGGTGCCCATATCAAGCCTTCCTCAAACAGATGTTGGATGGCATAGGCACGGGCTACCTTGTCCCCACCTTTGGGATCAATCAATCTTAACCCATAATCTTCAATACCAAAGACGCGCCGCATTTCCTGAGAAACTGAAATACCGGAGGCTTTGTTTTCAATGAGCAGGGTATCCACCTTCATACGGCGGCAGGTATCGTGAATCTTATGGATAAGCTCATGGAGTTCCATCCGCCCCTGCCAAGCATTCATCATCATAATGCGCGGAGCGTCAGACTTATCAATACGGACTTGGCCTTCAATCCGTCCACCCACTGGGCCGGTTTGCGCGGTGGAGTAGGAGCCGGTGTCGTGCCAGATGCCCCATACGGTAAGGGCTGAGTAGTCGTTTTCTTCCTTGGTGGTATAGGCGGTATCAACGGAGGCTACGACATATTCAAAGTTGGGGTAGATGTCTTCTTCCCACGGCTGCCAATAGACACGTTTAATAATGCCGCCGCCCTTAACTTCGGGGCGCTGTTGAAGCTGGCCTGCTGCTGTAAAGGCACCTAGCTTCTTTTCCAGAATGGTAACTTCTTCGTCGCCAAATCGTTCCGGCCAGAGGAGTTCACCCTCTTCCTCACGGGGATCAATCCAAATGGAGGTATGGCACCGCCGTTCCGACTCATACCTCATGGGCAGGTAAAGGTGTTGCCATTCCCCAATTGATTGTTCCAGAACATGATTTGTGATGTCTCGTGTAGACACGCGCTGTTGAATGATGACGTTGCAGGCTGTACGGGGATTATTGGCACGGGTACTCCATGCTGAATCAAACCATTCCAGTGTAGATTCAATGATGGCATCGGAGTTGGCTTCTGTACCGGCGGGGTTTGGATCATCAAGTATGAGCCAATCCCCACCCAAGCCAGTAGTAGTGGCACCAATAGAAGTGGCGATTCTGGCTCCGCCCGCATCCAGTTGGAAACGTGTTTTAACATTCTGATCTTCCGATAGTTTTACGCGACTGCCCCATAGCTGCTGATACCACCCGCTTTCGATGAGGCGGCGACAGCGGATGCTGTCCTGCGTGGACAGGATCATAGAGTGCGATGCACAAAGGAACTGTGTGCCGTTTCCGGTGAGGGGCGTCCTGATCCCTTGGGCAAATACCCAAGAGGGCAGGATAGAACCCACCACGATAGACTTGCCGCACCGGGGCGGGATGTTGATGATTAGATTTCGGATGTCCCCACTAGCGCAGGCTTCAAGGTGGGCGCAGATGGCTTGAAGGACAAACTCACTCCGCATAAACTTAGCGGTGTCGGCATGTTCCCAGCCTACCCGCATGAAGTCGTATAGGTTGCGCTCTAGGCGTTCGCGTCTGACGGCCAAAGCATCTTCGGGCGTCATCTTTGCCGCCAGCTTGGCTAAGTCATTGATATCTAGGTTTTCTCCCATGGAAAACTTTATACCCCCGCCAAGGTAATATTGCACTAAGATTGGATATCTTATTAAGTAAAATCAACTGAGTGTAGCGCAGTCTGGTAGCGCATCGGCCTTGGATGCCGAGGGGCGCAGGTTCAAATCCTGCCACTCAGACGCCGGGGTAGTCCAATGGCAGAGACAGCGGGCTTAAAACCTGTCCAGTGTGGGTTCAACCCCCACCCCCGGCACCAACATAATGTGAGGAGTTAATTATGCCAAAGCAATACCGCTCTCTTCTGCAATTTATTGTTGGTGTCTATACGGTTTTGTTTGCGGCAGCGTTTGCTGTGGTGCTAAGCATGGTGCTGTTGTAGTTCTTTGGGGGGGGAGGAATGACAAAGGTTGTTGTTGATATTGAAGAATACATGGAAGCTCTTATTGAAAAGGATGTTGAGATAAAGCGGCTGCGTGAGGCGCTGCTGGAGATTGCTGAAGGCGACAGGCCCGACAACAAAGAGCAGTTTTGTGTCGGCTATTGGGGTGCAACGGCCCGCGCCGCGCTTGCGGGGAAGAAAGAATGAACGCTTGGGATAAGACGTTCCTCAACCTATGCGATGAGATAGCTACCCGATCCAAAGATCCATCGACTAAGGTTGGGGCCTGCATCGTTGATAAGAAGCGCCGCATCGTATCCATGGGATATAACGGTTTCCCGCGTGGGTGCGACGATACGCCTGAGCTATATGCGGATCGCAATATCAAGCTCATGCGAACCATCCATGCTGAAGTCAACGCAATCATTACTGCTGGACGGGACTTAGAGGGTTGCACCCTATACGTTTCACCACTACACCCCTGCTCAAACTGCGCTGCCATCATTGTGCAATCAGGCATCAAGCGGGTTGTCTATAGTTCCCCAAAGGATGAGACAGCAGATGCTTATACAAGATGGATAGAAAACTTCACATCCGCTCAATACCTATTTGAAGAGGCTGGTGTAGATGTCGATTGTATCCCATAATCAGTCTGCAATGGATTATACTGAAGACAAGACAATCAGCATCGGGCCACACTGGAGTTACGGCTGGCTGCGTCGGCCTGAACTAGACGAGACATTCGGCTACGCATACGAAGATGCAGAAGGCGATCTAGTCTACGTCCAAGGCGAATACGCTAAGAAATGGATACGCCTCAAATGCTGCGAAGACGCTAAGACAGGCGAACGCTACCTCTGCCTGTACAAGCAACCCGAGCCATAAGTAGCAACGTCACTACATAAGCAAAAGCCCCGGAGCCGTTAGCTAACTCCGGGGCCTTATTGCCAAATTGCCGAAGAACTGGAATTACATCAGCAAAGTGAAAGCGTACTAGCCTCTCACACAAATAACCTAACGAACTTTTTTGGGGCCGCATAGGCCCTTTTCTATAAATATATTCCAAAACCGAAATGCCGATTACGGTTAATTCCAACAATATCAAAGGCTTAGGGCAAAAATACCAGCGAACTTTTTTTGGGATATATGGGTGGATATCTGGGATTGTGTAGCAAGATCAATGGGTTAGGGGTGGGGAGGCTGCGAAGTTTTTGGGAGAGTGGGGGGAGGGTACCCCTACAACAACACCCCCGCCTTCTAATACAGGGGGGATACCCCACCTTCCCTATTAGGAGCGCGCGAACCCATATTGGGTTATGAGGCACAAAACCCATCTTGGGTTCTGCCGCACAGAATGTGCATTTACGTTGCGTCATTGCTGCGCTGCACAATAGTTTAGATGTAGACAGTTTACACCTAAACCATATGCCCAAAAGAAAAGCGGGGACGAATCCCCGCCTTAATGTTTCACGTGAAACAACTCACCATTGTGAATCCATCCACCTATAACCTGCCGTAGTGACTACTAGCTCGCCCTTGTCGTATTCCTCAACAAACCCTTTTTCCATTAATGCGCCAAGGGTGCCTGCCGCCTCATGGCGAGTCCAGCCCTTGCTAATCAAATCACCTGCGTCGATCCACGTGAATGGATCATTATCCAAATCGGACGGACGATTGCCGCCCATGTTGTTGAGGCATGACGCAACAAGGGCGCGAGCGGCGGCGTATTCATTGGCAGTGAGGTTAAAGCTTTTCATGGTGGTTGTCCTGTTTTGGATAGGTGGATCAATAGCAGTGGCGCATGGAGTCGTCTTCGCCTCCAATGCTGATTCCGTCTTCGTATTCCTCCTCTGTCATTTGGCGCACATCGATGGAGGTGATTTTTACTGCAAACGTCTCCACCCATTGTCCGTGCATGACTGTAACAGCAGCGATTGCGCTTGAATCATTACCGGCCACTGTGACGGACAAAACAGAGCAGCCCGGAATATGGGCTTGAATGAGGGCGGCGGCGGCGTCTTTTGTCATGGTGATTCGTTCCTGTTAAAAGCATGATTCGACTCTAGGATTTTCTCATAAAGAAAAATCAGTTTGAACCAGTCTAGTCCTAGAACCCCATAATGGGCCACCCATCCAGAATAGATTGCATGGCCCATAATGAGCCACACAACCCGTTCAGTGTTTCACGTGAAACA